GACTACGAAGATGAGCCCACGGACCACGGACAAACGGAGTATTATTAATGGCCTATAATCCTTTTGATGAAGTAATCTTAAATGACCCTGCCTACATGTCTGGTGGAGGAGAATCTAAAACAGGTCCAGTAATTTTGAGAAGTGGCAAGGATATAGATGCCATCGGAGTATCTGAATTAATAGAAAATTACGGTGATAAATATTTAATTGATCCAGGACAAATTGGTAAAGGTTTGGTGCCGAGAGAGAGACTCAAAGAATTTTTAATGTCAATTGGTAAACTAGCAAGAGTTAAGGATGGTGGGCTTGTGCCCAAGGTAAATAAAATGCAAACAGCAGGCATTGTTAATAACCCTGTCAGAGAAATACCTATCTCACAATCTCCAATCGAGTCTCAATTTGCACCAGTCACGGACCCCCAACCAGCCATTGATTTAGATGCTTACGCCTTACAAGAGTTAAATAAGTTAGTCGATAAAGCAGTGCTACCTCAATATCGATTAGCAACAGGAAAAACATTAGAAGAAAATTTTGGCAAAGATATAACGAATAGAAAATTAGCAATAGGACTAGCTTTTAAAGAAGCAGGACTACCTGTCGATCCTAATAAGGAATCTCTTACCTCTGCTGAACTTCAAGATCCAGTTCTTAGACCTCTATTACAAAAGTATGGATATGAACCTCAAAGTCCTTCTGAGGGACTAGAGAGAACTGTTGAGACATTTTTAAGAGCACAAAGAGACGCTAGAGAAAAAAGATTAAGAGGTGAAAGTTTAACTCCTATGGAGGAGATTGATGCTAGTTTTCCTATGGCTTTACTCGATGCCTTTGATTTTACAGGTCTTGTAGGATTAGGTGTAAAGGGGGCCTTGAAAGCAAGTAAGGCTGGATTAAAATATCTTTTAGGTGAAGCTGCTAAAGGAACACCTAAAGATGTAGCATTAAAAAAATTTCAAGAACTATATCCTGAAGACACGAAGGCTTTACAAATGAGTGCGGTGCAGGAAGAAAAAGCGAGAATAGGTGGTGGTTCAGGCATACCTCTTGGTGCAGATGATATGGGTATTGCCCTTGCTCCTGATAGAAATGGTACAGGTGGTGGGCCTGTAATAAAAACAGACTTACGAAAAGATCCTGAAAAAGTAGAACAGATTAAAACAACAAAAATTAAAAAAGAACAAGAAGAATTATTTGAACCTTACCGACAAAATTTACAGGACTATTTAGCTCAAACTAATGTGCCTTCGGCAAAAGGTTTTTATAATTATTTATTAGAAAACAACATACCACTTACATTGGAAAAACTAAACGTGCCTGGTAAAAGCGTAAGATATAAAAAACCTCAAGAAAGACGAAATAAAAATATATCAACAGAAACAGAACATTTAAAAAAGGCAGTAAATTATTTGACAGATGGTAATAGCCCACTTGGAGAGTTTAGACCTGAGTGGACAGGCATAGCTGAAAAAATTTTAGAGAACTCAAATAAAAAACTTAGTAATAGTCAAATATATGACGAGTTAATCAAGGCAGGGGTTCCTGAATCAGAAATAACTGGTGCTGCTGGATCTAAATTACAAAAAATTCAAGAGTTTACAAAAAAAGATTATCTTAGTGACGCTGCAAAAAAAAATGTGGTGATAGGTAAATCGGGTTTTATAAATGTAGAAAATTTAAATAAAGATTTAATAGCTTTTAGAGATAAACTAGTAGCAGATCCGTCATTACAAGGTAAAGGTATAGGCACTTATGAAAAAATAGGTGGTCGAACCCTAACATCAATACTTGGTGATTATAGATTAGGGGGTAGAAGAAATGAACAATACGGTGACATTATTTCATCAGACTTAATTGAGGAGATAAGAGGGTTAACAAAAAAACCAACTGCACCACCAAGAGAGGGTGGTATAAGAGAGTACATACCAGCACCGACAAAAGTTGAAACTAGTGAGCCAGGTCTTTATGGTAGTGCCGCCTATCCTACAGCGTTACAAAAAATTGGTGACGCTTTTAGAACTAATTTTAAGTTTCTAGACCCGCAGACAGGAGAGGCGGTCTATGATTTTACAGATTTAGAAAGTTTTGAAAAAACTGCAAGATTATATGGCATAGAGAGAGTTCCCACTGGAGCTAAAGACGCAAGATTAATGCAAATAAATAATCAAGAGCCAATTTTAAAATTAGCGAGAGATATTGAAATATTACAAAACAAGTCAGGCGCTTTTACAAAGGCACAAATACAAGGGTACTACGATGTTATTAACGATAGTAAAAAATTATCTAATTATACTAACCAAAGGTTTAGGGAAGTAATTGAAAATAACCCTGAACTTAAAAAACAATTAATAAAAGAATATACAGAATATTACACTAAGTTTCCTAAAACAGAATTAGTAATAGACCCCAAAACGGGTAAAGAAGTAACAAGACAAATTCCTGTCGAAGAATTAACAGTAGACGATTTTATTAACGCTGCAAATAGAACCTTTGATGGACATGTCTCACATATTTTTACAATATCTGATTTTCCAAGTGCAGGTAAAGGTTTAGAGGGTGTGGGTGATATCTCCAACTTTGTTCGATCAAATTATGGTGTTGAAAACATAGCTTTGCAAAAAAGAGGAGAAAATGCAGTTGATGCAGCTATAAAAGGAATAAATAAGAAACTTAAAACAGGTGCAGATATCACTGACGAAATAGCTACGTTACAGTATTTTGACAAACTTTTTACTCGTAAAGGAATGGCTTTGTATAGAAGAATTGACAAAAAATTATTGTCACCCGAGGTGATTGAAAAAATAAATTCTGGATTAGGAAGAGAAGGGGTAGCAGGAACAATTGCTGACAGAACAACTGATGGTAAACCTATACCAGATGACATAGCAGAAAAATTCAATGATATTTTTATAGGATCAGAGCAGCCATTAACACTCGAACAAAACATAGCAAGGTTTGATGAATTAATGGATTACTACATAAAAAATCCTCAAAACCTTAAGGTATCAAAGTCTAGTAAACCACAACGTAAAGATGTTTTTGTAGGAACCTTCCCAGAGACTCCATATTTTAAAAGAGGGTTTATTGATACTGCTTTAGCTGTATTAGAAAGAGAAACTAATTTTAAAAAAGGTGGTATTTCGATGGCTAAGGGGGGTATGTCATTAGGTGGTCAAAACTTTACAGAGAACATGAACCAACAACAGTTTACACCTGACCCAGGTATCGAAGGCATGAGTGCGTTTCAACAAGCAGTGCAGTCAGGTAACTTACAAGCATTAAACTTACCAAAAATTTTTAAAGGTCTTGGCGAGGCGTTCGGTGTGTATACTCCAAAAAAAGTTATAGATACGCCAGCAGCAGCAAGAGTTATAGACAAAAGCGACTTCCCTCTACAATCGTTTACTCTAGAAAAATTATCTAATTCAAAAACAAATCAAGCAAAACCTCAAGACTGGATTAACGAGTTACAAGGTGGAGCAAACAAAGCTCCTACTTCAGAAATAGTAGACTCTGGTATATTTCAATACCTAACAGATTATGAAAAATATTTTCCAGGCCAAAAAATATCCAAAGCAAAGCTCTTGGAGGTTTTTGAAAACAATCCTATATCAAATTTAAAAGTTAGAATTAAAGGTGCTGAAACAGGAGACCCAGCTTATGATAGATACATGGGTGCACCTAGACATAAAAATGTCGGATCGGCTCCTTTAGATAATGTTGCTGAAGATTACAGAGAAGTAATTATAGAAGCAGGAACATTACCAGGACAAACAACAGGCGATGAGTTTGTGAATAGCTCTCACTTTACAGAAAAAAATGTTTTAGCTTTTGGTAGAGTAGGAACATATACAAATTCAAATGGGGAAAAAGTTGCTGTTATACAAGAAATGCAAACAGATTACCTTACGCAGGTAAGAAAAGAACAAGAGCTTTTAGATGCAGAGATACAAAAACTAACAAATCAAAAAGCAAAAGCAGAAGAAAGATTAGCAACAGCGAATAATGCGTATGATATAGAAAATGCACAAAATATTATCAACACAGCTAACAGTAAATTACCCACCTTATTAAGACTTCAAGAAAGTAAATTAATAAAGCCTTATCCCAATGATGCTGGTGCTGAGTTAATTCCAGCCTTAAACAAACAATTACAAGACTTACAGTCACAGATTCGGGATTTAGCTATGCAAGGGGCTAGAGGGGAAAATCCTGAATTTGTCATGCAGATGAGCAGATTAGAAGCAGAGCAAAGAAAAGTTTTAGATCAACTACTAGATTTAAATAGAGCATCGGAGTTTGATATATTAGCTAAAGATGTAAAAATACCAGATCTGACAAACAGAGATGAGGTTGCAGAATATATTGCTGGAAATAGATCCTATGCTGATATGAAAAATTTAAGAACTTTTGCTCCAACACCTTTAAACAAACAAGGTGATTATGTTGATGCAATAATAAAAGCAGTGATTAAAGATGCAGAAAATAGAGGTATTAATAGAATCACCATTATGCCTGCAGATATAGGTGCTAATCAAAGATGGGGTAAGGAATCAGAGGGTGCAAGAAAGAAATTTAGAAACCTTTATGATGGAGTTGGTATACAAACTTTAAAAAATATTGCAAAAAAATATGGTGGCACTGTTGAGGAGGAGTTTATTATTGATAGCACTAAAGCAGACAAAGGCATCAAGTTTTTAAACAAAGGTGTTGATGGTGAGTTTCAATTATTAAAAGATGTTGAACCAAGAGGAGATGGCAATGCTCCTGGAAACATACAAGCTTTTTTAGACTCAGAAATAGAAAGAGTAGCATTAGATTATGGACCTAATGAGGTAGTTTTGAGAAGAGAAATAGCTCCAGGTCAAACTATGGAATACTATGTAAAAACCAAAGCTGATGGATTTGATCTTGTGCCTTTAGGCGATGCAGACAGAGCTGAGAATGCCACAATTATTATTGAAGAGTATAATCCACAAAGAGTTAAAATGAATGTATTAGTTTTACCTGAAAGTAATAAAGATAAGCCTATGTACTTGTTTAAGAAAAAGAAAGGTGGAATTATGCTAGATGATAGGTTAGTTTCAATTACAGATATTTATGGTGATTATTAATGGCAGAAAAATTTGACAGCACTGCAGATGTGCCTTATTTGGCACGTGATGCAAAAACAATAGGACCTGGTGGTGGAGAGGATTTACAAGCAGAAGATTTAGGTACAGAGGTAGATTTAGTACAAACAGATGAGTCTCCTGATGTAGAAATCATGGATGACGGAAGTGCCACTGTAGGCGAAGAAGAAAAACCACCTGTAGCTTTTTTAACAAACTTAGCGGAAGTTTTAGATGAAGCTTACTTACAATCTTTATCAAATGACTTATTAGAAAAATTTGAAAACGATAAAAGCTCTAGAGAAGAGTGGGAGCAAGGTTACACAAAAGGATTAGACCTTTTAGGTTTTAAATATGAAGAGCGTACTAGACCTTTTAGAGGAGCATCTAGTGTAAATCACCCTATGTTAGCTCAAGCTGTTACACAGTTTCAAGCTATGGCTTATGTTGAGTTGCTTCCTAGTGACGGTCCCGTTAGAACGCAAGTTGTAGGTGCTAACTCAGAACAACTACAACAAGCAGCAGAGCGTGTGAAGGACTACATGAATTATGAGATAACTCATGTCATGGAAGACTACAATCCAGAGATGGATCAATTATTATTTCAATTACCCCTATCAGGTAGTGCTTTTAAAAAAATATATTTTGATGAAGTATTAGGTAGAGCAACATCTAAGTTTATTCCTGCGGAAGATGTAATCGTTCCTTACGGAGCATCAGATTTAGATAGCTGTGATCGAATTACACAAATAGTAAAATTATCTTTTAATGATTTAAGAAAAAAACAAATTTCAGGTTTTTACAGAGATATAGACATAAATTCTTATGAGGGATATGAAGCCTCAGATATACAAGAAAAGAAAAATGAAATAGACGGCGAAAGACCAAATGACTACAGCTCTGATGACATGACTGAGCTTTTAGAAATGCATGTAGATTTAGACATAGAGGGGTTTGAAGATATCAATCCTAAAGATGGTCAGCCTTCAGGTATTAGACTACCTTATATAGTTACAATTGATAGAGGATCGAACAAGGTTTTATCTGTTTACAGGAACTATAATGAAGATGATTTATTAAGAAAAAAGAATGAATATTATGTGCACTATAAGTTTTTACCTGGTCTAGGATTCTATGGCTTTGGTTTAGTTCACATGATCGGTGGTTTAACTAGAACTGCCACCACTGCACTTAGACAGTTATTAGATGCTGGAACGTTATCTAATCTACCAGCAGGTTTTAAATCTAGAGGTTTAAGAATACGAGATGACGATCAACCTTTGCAACCAGGTGAGTTTAGAGATGTGGACGCACCTAATGGTATTATTAGAGAGGCACTTATGCCATTACCATACAAAGGTCCAGATCAAACATTATTTGGTTTACTTGGTTTTTGTGTAGACGCAGGTAAGCAATTTGCAGCAGTTGCAGATATGCAACTATCAGAAATAGGTGCATCACAAACTCCTGTTGGCACAACTATGGCTCTCATGGAAAGAGGCACTAAAGTCATGTCTGCTGTTCACAAAAGATTACACTATGCGCAGAAAAAAGAATTTAATTTATTAGCTAAAATATTTAAACAAGTCTTACCACCTATGTACCCTTACAACGTAGCTGGTGGTCCGAGACAAATTAAAATGTTGGACTTTGATGACAACATAGACATCTTACCTGTATCAGATCCAAATATTTTCTCTATGTCTCAACGAGTAACGTTGGCACAAAATCAATTACAACTAGCGCAGTCTAACCCACAAATGCACAATCTTTATGAGGCATATCGTAGAATGTATGTTGCCTTAGGTGTTAAAGATATTGAACAAGTTTTGCCTGTGCCTCAAGGGCCTCAACCAAGAGATCCCGCACAAGAACACAGCACTGTTTTAATGGGACAACCGCTACAAGCTTTCATGGAGCAGAGTCACGATTTACATATTAAAACACATAGAACATTTATGTCTTCTGCTTTAGTAAAAACCAATCCTATGGCTGTCGTAAATTTAGTTTCACACATTAATCAACACGTATCTATGTTGGCTACTCAGGTTGTAGATAAAGCTTTGATTGAAGAAGCAGAAAAATTACGTAAACAATTTGGCGATCAAATACCTCCACAAGAGATTCAAGCTCTACAAGCAAACAGACAAATGTTAATTGATGAGCAAATTATGAAAATTACAGAAACAATGGTTGCTGAAGAGGCAGAAGCGATGCAAGAACAAAATGTTGACCCTCTAGTTTTACTAAAACAACAAGAATTACAACTTAGACAACAGGATTTAGAGCTAAAAGCACAGCAACAAGGTGAACAACAAGGCTTAAAAGAAAATCAATTTGAATACAAACAAGATTTAGACGCTATGAAATTACAAAAAGATTACGATTTAGCTGATTTAAGAGCTAGAGTAGCGTTGGAAAGGCAAAATGCCACTAAACAAGAAGGG